AGCAATAATTTAGCTGATTTGGTTGTGCTGTTTCCTACGAATGTAGTGGCGTACAATGGTGTTCTAAGACCGTAATTATTAATTGGCATATCTTATTTCTTTGTTCCTAGTATTATTGCATTCTCTATATCAAGACTGAAGGCTTTAAGCATATCAGTAGGTAGTTTTTCTAATCCAGCGATAAATGGCTTACTAAAGAAATTGTTTCCCCTTAGCCCTTGAGCAAATATGCTTCTTTGTAAAGCAAAACCCATTGACCTATTACTGCCTTTTTGGTATTGTCCTTTAGCGTTTCTAAATCTTATGTTTTTACTCTTTGCCCAGTCAGCTAGTATCTGCATAGGTGGCATCTTGTTTGTATACTTGAATTTACTGTATGGCGCTTTTTGTACCCCTCCTTTTATCAGGCTAGGGTTTGCACCTTTAACCCCCTCATCTACGAATACACCATAGTCTTCCATCAAAAAGTCTACTAAGAAGTCGGTTGCTTCTTGTTCAACGTCATATGATATAGAGTTGTACAATGCCCCTGCTCCTTTTTGGTCTTTGGTCAGGTTTGACTTTGCTTGTTGCACTACATACTTAGCGTATTTGTTCAGTATTTCGTCAAGGTTGTTAAAGTCCATTAGCAGATATAAATATCGTTGTATATCATTACGTCCATAGTAGCTGACCATCCTGCCAGTTGGTTTTCAAACCTGTCATAAAATGGCGTGAGGCTAGGGCTTCCATCTAGCTGATACATATCTGTGTATAGTGTACCCATTCTAAGGCGCTGAATAAGCCTGTTAAGCACCGCTAATTGAGTATTAAGAATATCCTGCACATCGTTGTTTCCTTTAAACCTGTCAAGAGTGGGTTCTTTTGATTGGTTAACAATGTCACAGGCTAGAATAGTAATATTAAATCTTAGTATTTGCTCCTCGTCTGTTACGTTATTAATAATGATATGACCAAGTGGAAATATGTCCTGCTTGTTTAGGTTGACGTCTGTGATGTCACCCGTGGTTACCGTGTTTATATTTTGGTCTTGTAGCAGCTCTGTCTTGATTGTTTCAGTTAGCTGATAGAAACCCCTTACGCCTTCGTTGCTCATTTGAAATTCTTTTTTATTTGTTTAGCCTCTAAATCGTTTTTGTCTTTCATAAATGATAGCATCATAAAACAAGCGTGAAATTTTAGTTTAGTGATATCTTCAAATCTTGTAACATCTCCGTGAGCGAGTGCATAAATTGATTGATACCAACCCCATTTTCTTGAGAATTGAGATACCGAGTCAAGGCTTCTATCTCCCCCTCCTCCAAAGAGCTCGTCATAATTTTCGATAACTCTAGCCCTAAATTCCACAAAAAAAAAATAGAGGATAATACGGCATCCATTGGCATATCAAGGAGTATCTCTTCATTACCTACTACATACTCATCTATATTGTATTTGTCCTTTAGCTTGACGATGACAGGCCTGTAAAGTACATTCATTGCTTTCTCCATATTCTCCCAATCACCTATGAAGGTGTCAAGGTCAATGTATTCTCCAAGAGTTAGCTCATCAAGCTGTGGTTGGAAACCATATTCAATGCCGTTCAATTTAAAGCGTGTGACAAGGCTGGGCTTCTCGTTAAATATATTTGATATGATGCTGGATATTTCAGTAGAGTCCTTCATATGTAATAGCATAACCTTGTCTAATTCAACGCCACAGAATATTTCAATCATCTTAGCACTCAAGAACCGTTCATTTTCAACAGATTCCTCAATCTTCATATACTTCTTGTACTGCCTTAAAGTGATGTCCTTTAATGAACTGGGTATCTTGATTTTAATTGCCATACTTATATAACGTATTTAATTAGTCATTTTATAGTGTCAAATTTAAATAAAAAAAGGCAGCCATTTCTGACCGCCCCCTTTTAGACATTAAGTATATTTTATTTATTAGACGATTACACCCACATATCTATTTGCTTAACAATTTCGTCTTTCAACTCCCTGTCTATTCTAGACCAATGAACCGTTACTGAGTGTTCCAAGGCGCTTATGGTAATTTCTATGTCTTCAGGGTTATAAACCGCTTCATAATCTGAAGGCGTGTCGTAGTCTCCTCGTGTACCTTCGTAACCTGCTGAACCAGTTACGTATATTGTGTCATTGCCGTATATAAAGTCAAAGTCAAAGTCCATATTATTTGATTATTTGCATTAGGTTACTATTGATTTCCTTAACGAAAGAATCTTTTTGTAGTTTCTCAAGTGCTTGTAGAGCTAAAAAATCAGGCTTCTCGTTACTGTTAAAGTTGCTAATCAATGTTGTGGTAATTTCTTGCAGTGTCATAATCGTTGTTTTGTTTGTTATTACTTATGTAAATATAAGGAGTATATGTTTAATACACAAATTATTTAATAACTTTTATTCTACTGGTAAAGTAATGTTGTCTTGAACCCATTCGTATAAGGCTGCAAAAGCGACTTCTGTGATGTTGTTGATTCTGTCTTGAGAATAGTCCCAATTTGTGAAGTTCAACGCCTTAACAATATCAAAACAATCTGAGTAGTAAGTACATTCTCTGTCAATCTCTTGGTGAATTAATTCCCAAACATCTTCAGGTTGTTCTACTGTAATTGTGTCTTCTAACTCTAGTAAAAAATCGTTCTCGTTAAATGCGCTCATCTTGTGTCTGTTTTTGTTGTTGTTATTACTGGTGTAAATATACAGCTATATATTTAGTAAACAAATTATTTAATAACTTTTTTATATAGTCATCAAATAAAGTCCGTAGCTGTGGTCACTAGACTCTTTATAGCTCTTGGCTCTAGTGCAATTATCAGGGTCAACTCTTAGCCTAGAATGATTAGGATATTCTAACTCACTTGCTTTACACCTTGAGTTCACCTTTTGTATGGCTTCTCGTTTAGTCTTAGCCCATACAGAGTTCCCTCCTGTTGTGCTCTTAAAGTCATTACTCCCTGCCTTTGCCTCAAGCCACCCGTGCAGGTACATACTCTCTCCTTTGCTGTTCTTGTAAGCCATAACGTTCTATTTAATTATTAATGTATTAGGACTTAGATATTAGTCCCGTAATTCAAGTGTGCGAAATTCAAGAACTCTTCCCACTTGTCAGTTGACCAGTTAACATTCTCCATAACATCAAACTGTCCTAAACCTTTATCTATCCAAAGGTTAAAAATTGAACCCTCAAATGCAATCATAAAAAATTGTTTCCCTGTGCTTACTTTTTCTTGGTATCTCATTGTGTCTGTTTTTGTTGTTTTTATTACAATGTAAATGTAAGGACTATTTATTTAATACACAAATAATTTTATAACTTTTATTTTAAGATATCGTGTACCGCCCGAAATTAGGGGATGACAGGATAGAATAAGTAGCGTAACGACAGGAATCAATGATATGATTATGCTTGTCTTCAGGAGTATTTATGAGCATACCTGCTTTATCTTCTTTCCATTTGTAGTTCCTAAACTCTGATATTGCGTTTGTTGAAGATGACAACACATTTATCTTGTACCTCTTGAGTAAATCAATACCAGCGTTTATAGAGTCTCTACCTTTTATACTAGGAGCTATGTTATGTCCCATCTTACGCAGTTCACTAATTAAACGGGGCTCAGCGTTGTCTGCATAAATTGGCTTCCCTAGAAGCTCTTCAGCCTTTAAGAACAGGTTTATGTCTTGAGTAGTCATTTGGGTTTTATACAGGTGTTCTTTTATATAGAGATTCAAGCCTTGCGTATAAACTGATACAAATGTTGTAGGGTCATTGGTGTACCCGAAGTCCATACCGTAAGCAACTAACTCAGCTTCTTGTGGTATAATGTTTACCTCTGTGTATTTAAAAATTGTGCTCCTGCTAGCTGCGCGTTCTCCTAAGCCGTATATCTGCCAGTACTGTTCATCGGTATCTCTTAGGCGTTCAATCTCCTTTATAATTGAATCCTCTACAAAGGGGTTATCTAGATAGGTTGTCTTAAAAAAATCACAGTCCTCCCTTGGTATTACCTTGTCATAAATCCAATGGTATTCATCAGAGGGGTTAAAGTCTAATACTATGCGCTCCTGTGTTCTAAATACTAATTGCTGCCAATCTTCAAAGAATAGCTCATTACCCTCGTTAATAAAAAGCAAGTCCCTCTTACGCCCTCTAATCTTTTGAGGCTGGTCTAAGGATATAAACTCTACTAGGTTACCAAATAGATAATACTCAGAATTAGACTTGTTGTGATGCCTCTCACTATATAGCTTGTTCGCTTGTAGTATAGACATAAAATCACGCAACACCGTAGCCCGTAGACTAGGAAATGATTTGCGGCATATGGTTATGACCTTATCGTGATTCCTTGTGCAGTATTCAAATATAATCCACAAGATGATATTATAGGTTTTGCCCGACCTTGTACCCCCTTGTTCAATTACAATCTTTTTGTCACTATTGACTAGATGCTGGTATACAACATTAGTCTTTATTTTTAATTGAGTCAATGATTTCTATTTGGAAGTTAGTAGGCATTCCTTCAGCTCCTGTTATTTCTTGACGTTCAATGTAACCCCTGTTCTTGCCCTTAGTCTTGAGGTAGAATATTGTTGCGCTGGTATTGCCGTCTAGTATCTGCTTATGCAGTTGACTCTCTGCAAAATCTAAAGCAATATTTGATATGTCTTCTACCTTCTCTTTAAAGACCTCATCGTCCTTACAATACTTGTAAAAGGTTTCACGGCTACAACCTGCATTCTTGCAAGCTGTGGTAACCACGCCTAATGATTTCTCTAGGGCTGTTATTAAAGTCTCTTTTAATATGTCAGATTTTGTCATAATGTTTACTTAGGTTTCCACGCTTTGCTAAATTCTGCTTCTTTGAATACATCGCTCTTTGGTACACCTGACCTGAACAATAACCTAACCACCTCTTCTTTTTCCATACCTAGTCGCTTTACTATGTCCTCACCTGACACACCTTCTTCAACCATACTTGTTATGATATCACTCATAGCTAGAACCCCGTGTGTACCCCTTGCTCTATTGTGACGTATAGTGGCCATCTTTTGCTGTGATGCATCTTTTGTTTCTACCATAACGGTTGGTATCTTCCCGTCTGTTAGAGCGTATATTTCTTTATGCCCTGAAACTGTCCACCTGTGAAACCCGTCAACAATTGTATAATCAGGATTAACTACTATGGGCTGTGTCCAACCGTCCTCTAATATAGATATCTTCAAGAGCTTTAATTCAGGTGGAGCTACCTTGTTAGGGTTGTAATTGTTTGGCTTTAGTTTTTCTCTATCTAACCAAGTGATTTTGTCTAGTGGCTGTTTCATTTATTTTTAAATCTTTTGTTTTTATATTCTTCGCTGCCATATATCCTGACGGCTTCGTCAAAGGAGTTTATGCCTAGTTTCTTTTGAGCTGTTATAGCATTACCTTCAAGGGCTGGTCCTGTTCGTCCTTTGAAATCACCTTTGATTGATATCTTACATATAAAAGACCAAGATGTTCCTGTTAATGGATGTACCTCTTCGTCAGGTAGCTCGTCATTGGTTTTATCATAGTGACGTTTTATCAAAGAGTTTAAATTCTTTTTGATTTTATTTACGTCTACTGTGTCATAGCTTTCAAGTATAACGGCTGACCATTCTCTATAAGTTAGGTTGTCAGGCTTAACCTTTTTACCTACTCCATAAAGTTCTGTATTGGCATATCTCCAAGCAGTTGCAACCCCTTTAACTCTACCTAACATTTTAACCCACATCTCAGGGAAACATTCAGCATATATCCATAACCCACGAAGCGGCTCTTCCCCGAAAGGAGGGCATACCCTTTGACCTAGAAACTTGTTGTAAAGTTTAGTTTGATTAAAGATGTCATATGTCTTGTTATAATCCCATTTGAATTTATGTACAGCTAGCCAAACGTCTTCACTTGACCAGTCATAAATAGGGTGGCAATGAGCAACGTGACTTTCCCTTGCTATGTAGTTATCGTTTTTCTTAGTAGACACCGCCTTGAGCCTTCTAAAACTCTCCTGAGTCCTCACACCTGTTAGTATAGCTGTTAGGCCGTCAGCTTTTTCAGGTAATAAGGAACTAAACTCTTGAAAGCTCATTCCTTTGGTGAACTTTGGGTGGCTGGTTATGCAGTTGTCAGGCATCTCTCTAACCCATACATCTTCCTTTTCTTTATCCCAGCAATACCAAAACGGCTCTTCATTTGAGCAGGCGTTTCTGTGCTTGAATTCAAGACAATACCAGTTGAATTTTATCAAAGGATTAACACATACCCTATGAGCATATTCAATTGTCGGTGGATGTATAGCTTCTTCATCAAAAAAGTTAACAGTCAATTCCCTGTTTTTTTCCTTTGAAACAATTAGGGCTAGATTTAATACAGCCGTGCTATCCTTTCCTGCTGAAAAATTGACTACTATATTATCAAAGGTATCATACAAGTACCTTATGCGGTCTAAGGCCTCTTCATACACGTTGGCCTCAATGTATTCTTTTTGTCTAGCTCTTGCCATTATTTAGTTCTAATATCCTCCAACATATTAGCTGAAACACCGTCTACGATAGTTCTATTAATCATTGGATGATTTATATCTGTTGCTCCAAAATCTGAATCAGGGTGAAAAGCAATAACGTCCATACCTGTTTCTTCAGGTGTCTTAAAGCTGTGTGTTCCTTCAGGGTACACATTACCATCTAGGCCACCACTATATGACTTTCCATCCCATTGCTTTATAACGAATATCATACCCTCTGTTAAAGGCAAATCACCAAAAGGTGTTATACACTCACCGTTCCCTTTGGCTACTATTCCAATACGAGCTGATGGGTGGGTGTGTGGTGTTTGGTTTATATTACTAGGGAAGTGTAAGTGATTGAAACAAGGGTCACCTAATTTTACTGGTGGTATCAATAGTGAATCTGTGCAGCCATCTATGTATTTTAAACGTCCTTCTGATTCTATTTTACCCCCTACTAAATTCATTGCTTTGTATTTAGTTTCAGGATATATGCCTTTGGTATGGTGTACCTCAATGACAACTATTTTAGAGTTATCCATTGAAAATGCTTTTAGGCTTGAGCTTGAGAAATACATCCCATTGCTTATTCTCATTTGACTATCATCTTCTTGAATGATTTCACCTGCACCTTTATAACAATACCCGTAATAAGAACAATCAAGTTGAGGCTTTACACCAACTCCATTAATGACATTAAAGTATTTTATCGGATACGTTTTGTGATTGCTGTCATCAAAAATTAATCCTGCTTTGTCATTTTCAAAACTGATAAAGGCTTTATTTTCTTTCATCTTATTTGTATTTATTAGCTAACACCACAAGAGCGTGAGCAGTTGTTTTTAAATTTAAGGTACTTTTTAGCTTGTTTAACACCTCTAAAACAAAAACCTTATCCTCGTGTACCATAACTAATTCAAAGTTACTGTAATTGTCGTCACTAGCTTTAGGTTTTGATTCTTGTTCTTCATCTTCTTCAACGGCAAACATTTCATCTTCCTGTGCTCCTTGCCATACGTCCATTCCCCAGTCCTTCAATTCTCTAGTGTCCCAAGAGTTAGCCAGTATGTCCCAATCCCATTCACCAAAGCCTACATTGTCTTTAATGACAAATTGCTGCACCTGTTCTTTTGTAAGGTTTTCAGCTTTAATTATGTATATCTCTTTTAACCCAAGTTCTTGACAGGCCTTGAATCTCATATTACCGCCAATGATACCCATTTCACTATTGACTACAATTGGTCTTAGTTGTAGCATCTCAGGAAATTCTTTAATGCTTTTAACCAACTTCTCAAATTTGTCTTTTTTTATTATCCTAGGATTTAAAGGATTTGAAAAGACCTTGTTGATTTTAACTTTTTGTATCATTTGTTTTTTTCATTTTGTAAAGTAAATATCCATTCCATAGCAGGAGCAAAATCAGGACAATAGTAATGTCAATCATATTTGTCAGCCTTCTTCTTTGCCTCAAGGTAAGCCAACCTTTCACGCCTAATTATATACACGCACATTATAGTCACTATTAAAAGACTAATCATTCTCTATGCCGTTATTGTCTAAATCTCTCTGCATTAATTCTAGTAGTGTCATTTGTTTTTCTTCTTAGGAGTTCCAAAGGCTCTTAGCTTGTTTGCCTTTTTTGCCTTGCGTTGGTCTTTGAGCTTATCATAATACTCACTTTTTAAATCGTACTCGTATGGTATAAATTTCATATTGTAAATATTAAAAAGAGGGGTCAGCTTGTATTCAACCTAAAGTGTTTCCCTTCAAGGGATTAATTTATAGTGAACCGCCCCTCTCTTTTCTTTGTATATAAAGGGAGCATTTTAATCCTTGCCTACTCCTAGCACAAAAACTGTCCGCGCTCCCCTCATATGTCGTGCACTTATAAAAAAAGGAAAGCGGCTTACTTCCCCAAGTAAAGACTAATAATATTAGTTTAAACCGCCTCCTCTTATGTTTTTAACCCAAGTGTTTTTTATTGCTTTTATCTTGCCTCTCATCTCTTGCGTTCTATGTGTTGGCACATCTAATACAAGGTTAACCAATGGGTTTTCAATCTTCTTATTTAATTCTAAAAACTCAGACTCTAGCTTAACATATTTTTTCTCAAGATATTCAATTTTATCTATTTCATCAAAAGGCACATTGTCTGTAAAATAAAATCTTTTCTCTAAGCGGCCTAGCTTTATATTTTTGTTCCTGTACTTTGGGTACATCTTGACAAGGTGCATTGCTGTTGAGTGGTTCATATGCTTCCCGTTTTTCTCAAAAAGTTCCGATATATATGTCCATCTCATTTGTAGCTTATCTCTAAGAATCCAACATACTAAAGACCTTAGTTCAACATAATCAGCTTCCCTTGTGTTTTTGTATATATCTATTCCTGAAATTTCTTTTATCTCAGTTGCTACCTGTATTGGTGTAGGGTTTTTTTTCATTAGTCAATTCTTAATTTTAAAAGGTTGTAGCACTCAGCATATTTTTGACGTGCCTTCCCTTTGTATTCTTTTTTAAATAATTCAAATAATTTTCTAGTGTACTGATATTTAGTGCTGCACCCATCAAAGTATTTCTCAGCAAATCGCTTCCCTTTACCTTTAAAGTAATTGACGTTGTCAGCGGTGTCTCCTGCTATCATTTGCTCATAGAAATTATACAATGCCTGCTCTTCTGATATATCTAGTATCTCCTTATGCTTATAGTGATAATTGTACATAAGGCACGGGAACTGTTTATAGTCCTTGTCAATGCTTACAATCATTACCTCATTACGTCCTATGTCTTTGCTTATGTTATACCAGTACCTTGCGACCATATCGTCAGTTTCAACCCCGTACCCGTAAATACTATCATATTGCTTTTTTGCGTAGGCGTGCATCTCGTTTAACAATGGTGGCAGTTCCTGTTTCTTTCTATTGGCTTTGTATTTTCTTGTTATCAGTTTCCTAAAATTACCTTTTGAACCGCTAAATGTAAGAACCTTGTCTATGGTGTACATCATCTCTAGATGGTTCACGATAGCCATAAACTGCTCATCAAACTTATTACGGGCAAAGTATATGTCTGAGTGATACGGGTCATCGTCAGGGCTTTCTCTTTGCTTGTAGCAGCTGGCAAATATTAAACTGTCTGCATCTACTAGCAGTATCATAATTCTTTTAACTCATTTTTAATGCGTTGCAATGTGCTGTCTTGTTGTTTAATTTGCTCTAAACAAACGAGGTTTATGATAGCAGGTAAGTCTTGAAATAATTGGTCAACCGCTATTGTTAACCATTGGTCATCTCCGTACCCTATTGTCAATTCACCGTTTGATGCGTGGAGGCTATGTGTTTCTCCTATGTATGTATGTCTTTTAGACTCATTTAAAAGGTCTTCTAAACGTGCTACCTCTGCTTTCAATTCGTTTACTAAATTCATAATATTTTTATATCTAGTTTAAAAAAATTCTTGACTCCCTCGGTTTTTTTTATTTGATAATTGATTATCACATCTGTAAGGCTGGGGTCATCTTTTGTATACAGTTCAATCTGCTGTTTAATATAAAGCAACTCTTCACGGGTTACTTTCATATTATCCTCTGTTTAAAGAGTCAAACAATTCTGACATATCAGCTATCGTTTGTTGTATTATCTCTTTCTGCTCTTGGCCTTTGGCGTGTACATTTTCAAAAGACATAAGCTGTCCTAAAATCTCTCCGTACTTGAATGCGTCTTTGTTTGTCATTGTTTCTGTTTTTATTTGTTATGCTAATATACACAAAAAACTTAATAAGTCCTGTGTTTTATTTTTAATCTATGAAATAAATATTGTCTAAAAGAAATTTAATCATTCTGCTTTCAGTCATAGAACCTGTTCTCTGTACGTTTCCTGATAAATAAACTTGGTAATTGCTTATGCCGTAACGTCTAACTTCTACTAAACCCTCTCTACTGCCGTAGATGGCTAAACGCCCGTTATAGGTTATTGAGTTTATCTCTTCTTTAACTACTGCAATTAATTCTTTTGAATAATTCATTGTATCTGTTTTTGTTGTTATTACTTCTGTAAAGATAGACGTATAACTTTATAAACAAAACATTTAACAACTTTTATTTAGAAAAATTTAGATTTATAACTACTGCATCGTTTTCTGTAAGAAGATAAACGTCTTTTAGCAGTC